TGGCCCCCGCTTCTTACGAGGCGGGGGCTTTTCTCTTTGTAGAATACTATTTATAATAGGCTGGAGGTCTCTTGGCGTTACCTAATTTGAATCCTGTCAGTACAGTAAGTGCCGTTATCCTCCCTGCGACAGGCTCTACAGCAACGACTGGGAATGGTGCAGGGAATGTATCTCTATATCCTTTGGGTATTTATGCGGATACAAATAGTAATTTATATGATGCTAACTTTATTTCTGGAGCATCAGACCAAGTTGCGTTCACCTATAAGAAATTAGGTGGAGATGTATTAGATCTTGAAATCACACCCGGTAATGTCTATGCTGCTTATGAAGAGGCAGTATTAGAATATTCCTATATCATGAACTTGCATCAAGCAAAGAATTCTTTGGGCAGTTTTCTCGGCCAGACAACAGGAACATTCGATCACGACGGTCAGCTAAAAACAGACCTCTCAGGAACAAATGTCAACCTTCGTTACCCAAGATTCTCAGTTGGTTACGCCAAAAGGGTTGCAATTGGTATCGCTAATGAAGCAGGCGTTGCTGGTGGAGATCTTCCACACTACTCAGCCTCTGTGGCACTTGAAACCGGCAGACAAGATTATGATCTACAACAAGTAATCTTAGATAATGCTTCAAATGATAATGAGCCAGCAACCGGAGGTTCCGTACCTTACGCTGGTATTATCGGAACCGGTTCGGGCGAGACAAATAGAAGAATTACAGTTCGTAGAGTATTTTATAAAACACCACAAGCGATGTGGCGCTTCTACGGCTATTATGGTGGCCTAAACGTCGTAGGAAACTTAAACTACTACGGCCAGTTCTCGGATGATTCAACATTTGAAATTATTCCAGTTTGGCAGAATAAGCTTCAGGCTATGGCTTACGAAGATCATCTTTATACAAGATTGTCACATTACTCATACGAAATTTTTGACAATAAGCTGAGACTATTTCCAATTCCCGAAGTTAGCCTTGTAAAACATCTCTGGTTTGAGTTCACTGTAGATGATGGTACAGACGCTTGGGATCCAGTTGGGACAATTGACAATGGCGAAAAAGGAATTAATAATCTTAACACACTTCCATTTGACAACCTGCCTTACGAAAGCATCAATGCTATTGGCAAACAGTGGATCCGTCGTTATGCCCTTGCTCTTGTCAAAGAGACTCTTGGCCAGATTCGATCTAAGTTTGCTACTGTACCCATCCCCGGCGATGCAGTTACCCTAAATGGCACCGCACTAATTTCAGAGGCTAGAGAGGAGCAGGCGAGACTTAAAGAAGAGATGGCAACAATCCTCAATGAGTTGACTTATGAGAAGCTGACAGCACAAGACGCCACAATGGTTGAGGCAGTCAAGAAGATTCAGCAAGAAATGCCCATGTTGATTTATCAGGGATGAGGTGATTAATGGCAGACAATAAATGGGAACAGCCAGCATCTCCACCTCCTCCACTCTTTCTGGGTCAAAAAGAGAAAGATCTTGTAAAGCAAGTAAACGACGAACTTGCAGAAAGAGTTATTGGTCAGCAGGTTCTTTATTACCCAATTGACCTAAACACAACTGACTTTCATCCGATCTATGGTGAGGCAATTGTAAAGAACTTTCTTCCGCCTATTCGCGTTTATGCTCTCGTAGAATGGAATCAAGATCAGAGCCGGTTCTCAACTGGTGTCGGTATTGATGTTCAAGAAGAAATCACAGTTAACTTCCATCGTCGGAGACTAGAAGAAGACCAAGACCTTTATGTAAGGGTTGGTGACTTTGTGCTTTACGGAGAAGTGGTCTACGAGATAGTAAAAACCGCAGAACCCAGACAAATGTTTGGCCAAGTAGAAAATCCAATTGAAGTTATAGCAACCTGCTTCAAGGCAAGAAAGGGAATATTCGATGCCACCTGATTACGAATACACAGGAATTGATAATACCGCTGGCATTATCCAAGAACAGTTACTTATGCCTTCAACTTTGGAGACTATCGACACCGCTATGGTTCGACACCTAAAAGATAACTTTAATTTCCAGACCCAGACAAATGAAGGTTTTAAAAAGGTTCCTGTTCTATGGCTATCTGCTGAGCGTTCACATCAAGTCAAGAACAACCCAGAGATTAGAGATGATAAAGATGATTTAATCTATCCTCTTATGATTATCTCTCGGGAAACAGTAACAAAGGATCCAGCTTTCAAGGGCTCATTTCAGGCACACATTTTTGATGGCCCCGGTCAAGTTCCAAATGACCCTCGCCGTGTAAATGTTCCTATTGCTAGAAGAATCATGCAAAAGAAAACCTCAGAGTTTGCTAATGCAGATGCTGGCAGAAAACACGGAGTCAACAGGAATTTAGGCTCAGGAGACCCGAACCGCAAGAGAAAGAACACAAAGGTTGTTTATCAGACTATCTATGCGCCTCTCCCTACCTATGTAAAGGTCACGTATAAATTACGCATAGTCACTGACCACATACAACAGATGAACGATTTAACAACGCCCTTTTTGACGAGAACAGGGCAAATAAATACTTTCTTCATAGAGGCCGAAGGACATCGGTACGAAGTATTTATTGAGGGCGACTTTACATACAACAACAACTTCAATGACCTTGGAGAGGAATTAAGAACCTTCTCAACCGACATTAGCTTTAGAGTTCTTGGCTATCTAATGGGTGAAGGCCCAAACGATGAACAGCCTAAAATTTCAATTGTTGAAAATGCTGTTGAAGTGAAGATCCCCAGAGAGAGAGTTATTGTCGGAGACATTAACGAACTCACAAAGAAATCATTTTATCGCGAGTAGTCTTTTGACTGTCTCAATAACTATTTATTTTGAATGTTACTACTAATAGGAGTAATCAAATATGGCTGACGAAAGAAAGTTTAGATTCGTATCTCCCGGTGTTTACATCACCGAGATTGATAGATCACAAATTCCCACACTACCTGACCTTGTTGGGCCTGCTATTGTAGGTCGCGCTGCTCGTGGACCAGCATTTACACCAATCCGGATCTCATCACTCTCAGAGTTTGAGAATGTTTTTGGTGGAACTGTGCCCGGTACTCAGCAACCCGGTGATGTTTGGAGATTTGGTGCTCTTAATGCACCAATGTATTCTACTTACGCTGCCTCTGCTTATCTTACTGTTGGCGCAACTCCTATCACCTACATGCGCCTTCTTGGCGTAGAGTCAGATGATGCTTCGGCCTCCGGGTTTGGTGCTGCTGGCTTCGACGTAGGAGCAGGAACTGATAACGCCGCCCCAGCATCCACCGCTGGTGCATTTGGTCTATTCCTATTCCAGAGTGGAACAACCTCCACCACAGGTACACTAGCTGCTGTTGTATACTCTTCAGGTTCAGCCCTTTACCCTTCCGGTACTCTTGTTGGCGGCGATGGGACTGGTGCAGGCATGAACATTCTCATAGAGTCTGACAGTACATCACCTGAGTTTGTTATAGAATACAAAGATGGCGTCAAAACTTACAAGCAGAAAGTTTCTTTGGAGGTTGGAGCCCCTAACTACATTAGAGACGTTCTAAACACCAATCCACAGCTTATCGACTACAGAAGAAACGGTCTATCCTCAACATATGATTCAGTTGAAAATCCAAATTCTAAAGTCAAATACTGGATTGGTGAAACTTACGAGAGAGCAGTCAAGGAAGAAGTTATTGATCTAAATGGTACAAACACTTTCTTCGCAGCCATGGTGCCGCTCATGAAGGAGACGACTTCTGGACTTGCAGACAGGACAGATGGTTACCGTGAGGCTCACACTCCTTGGTTTATTTCTCAGGACTTAAGTGCAAATACTAGCTCCTTTGATCCAGCCGACACAGATCGAGTTAAGAGATTGTTCAAATTTGTTACACTTGATGGTCAGGGCGAGTTTGCTAACAAGGGACTTAAAGTTTCAATCGCAAATGTTGCCTACTCACCTAACGATAATGTTAACTTCGGTAGCTTCGATGTCCTCATCAGAAGAGCAGGAGACAACGATAATCAGCCAGACGCTGTAGAGCAGTTTAGCGGCGTCAATTTGAATCCTAACTCCGCAGATTATATTGTTGCACGAATCGGTAACAGTTACCGTGAGTTTGATCAAGCTGATCGCGTACTCAAGGAGTACGGAGAATTTCCAAACATATCACAGTACGTCCGTGTTGTAGTAGGCTCAGCCGTCGAAGCGGGTGATACACCTGCGTTACTACCTTTCGGCTACTACGGAATTCCAAAGTTTGCTACTGCAATAGCTTCAGGCTCACAGCAGCATAATTTCTCTGACCGCTGGGTTTCCAACAAGGGATACAGCGCAGACACAAACGCTTCGACGAATTTTATTATCTCCTCTTCACAGGACATTACTGCCTCCATTGGCTTCCCAGACATTCCTGTTCGCCTAACTGCTTCACGGCCAACAACTAAAAGAATTAACTACTTCGGTGTTAGTGCAGAGACTTCGCAGGATAGCGGAGTTTATAGCGAAGGCTATGTTGACTACACTCGTTTCTTGGGATCAAGTGTTATTGGCAAGTCTAGTTGGGTCGATGATTTTGGCCTTGGGTCTCTACCAACGGGTATTACACTCCAAGACGCCTTTACTCTTGACGAGCTTGTTGTCACAAGGCAGTCAAACTACAACTTTGCGACACGTCCAAGAAACAATATTCTTGAAGTAACCTTTACTTCAGGTTCCCGCGTAGCTGGAACAGCATTCAACTGTTCTTCATCAGCTACAGGAGCCCCAACATCAACTTCTTACAAGAATATTCTTGATGCCGGCTTCAATAAGTTCACCGCACCATTCTTCGGTGGCTTCGACGGTCTAGACATTACTGAGCGTGATCCACTTCGTAACAACTTGATGCGAAGAGCTTCTAGTCCTACAATCGAGAACAACTATGTTCTAAATACCTACGAGACTGCAATCGACATCTTGTCCGACACAGAGCAATACGAGTACAACATGCTCAGCTTGCCCGGTGTTTGGTATTCTCCAGTCACTGACAAGGTAATCGAGACATGTGAAGAGCGAGGCGACGCTTTGGGTATTATCGACCTTGAGGGTGGCTACATTCCTCCTCACGAGCAATATTACACCAGTGCTGCTAGTCGTAAGGGAAGCGTCGATACTGTGCTTACTAACCTAGACGCTCGTAATCTAAACAACTCATACGGTGCTACTTATTACCCATGGGTATTGGCCCGTGACGGTTCCGGCGCACCGCTAAGACTACCACCATCAGTACCAGCAATCGGCGTTTTGGCTAGAACTGAAGCAGTATCCGATGTTTGGTTCGCACCAGCCGGATTCAACCGTGGTGGCCTTTCTAACGGCGGCGCAGGTATTACCATAACTTCAGTTGATGAAGTTCTAAACTCTGCTGACCGTGATCGACTTTACGCAAGCAACGTCAACCCAATCGCTCGGTTCCCTGCCGAGGGCATCGTAGTGTTCGGACAGAAGACACTACAGGCTACACCATCTGCACTTGATCGAATCAATGTTCGACGCCTTCTCATCTTCTTGAAGAAGGGTATTTCAAGAATCGCATCTGCTACCCTCTTTGAGCAGAACGTCCCAGCCACTTGGAGACGCTTCAAGAATGCTGCTGATGACTTCTTGTCTGCTGTAAAGGTTGGATTTGGCCTAGACGATTACAGAATCGTTCTTGACGAGACAACAACAACTCCTGATCTTGTAGATCGTAATATTCTTTACGCTAAGGTCTTTATCAAGCCAACTCGTTCCATTGAGTTCATTGCTCTAGACTTCCTTATTACAAGATCTGGTGCTTCTTTTGATGACTGATACTAATTATTAGAGAATAAGGAGTTTTTCTAATGGCTTTTGCAACTAACTTTTGGACCAAACCCGGTGCAGCAGATCCTAAACGCAGTTTCCGCTTTAAGATTATTTTCGGCGGAAACGCTATCTGGTGGGCTAAGACAGCCGACCAGCCAATAGCTACCGTGAGTGCCGGCGCAGAGTTTGACTTTTTGATTCACAAGTTTTATTACCCCGGTAAAGTAACTTGGAATGATGTCAGCGTTACTCTTGTTGATCCTGTTACGCCCGGTGCTCTTGATTCTCTATTGGCTACTCTCTACAGAACCGGATACCGGATCCCAGAAAATCCTAATGATGCTTCTTTCACATCCATTTCTAAGGCTGGTGCAACCGGCGCACTTGGAACAGTAGAGATTATCGTCATTGACTCTGAGGGAAGAGACTTACATGCTTGGAAGCTAAACAATGCTTTCATCATGACGGTTAGCCCCGGCGCTCTAGACTATGGTTCAGAAGACTTGATGGAGATCTCACTTGGCCTCAAGTATGACTGGGCAACTTACACTTCTTACCTCGACCCAGCTAATGGAGAGCGTAACGAAGAAGGTTCAAAATACTTTACAACCAGTGATAACGACACCACACAGCTTGGTAGAACATTCCCCACGCCTAATGGCGAGGTTGTTGATGGGAGCAGACCGGCCATTCCCGGCGCACCGTCTGATCCAGCGACCCGTAACCTATCCTGAGATAGCTAACACATTATAATATCACAAAATATTTCACCATCTTTCTATTTATTATATGATAGGGAGATGGTGAAATGCGTTTTTGGACATCAACAAAACTTTCTGCTCTAAATCCAAGACGAGAACATTTATTTTTGATCGAAATGGATTTATTTAACCCCGAAGGCAGTGCAAGCACAAGCACGGTATGGTTTGCGAAATCTGTTACAAAACCCGGTCTTTCTTTCGTATCAGATTCGGAAGAAGACGGAAAGCTTATTGGTGATACTGGTTTCAAATATCAGGTAATAGACGGCGTAGAAGCTTTTAGTGATATAGAAATTTCTTTGATTGATCCGGGCGTTGTGTATGCCACAGAATCTGGTGCCGAGCTTAGCGCAACTGAAATTCTTGTTAGAGCTATGTCTGATCTTCTAAGTGATACTAAGGGCTTTATTAGCGTCCAGAAGTCATCAGAAGCTATAAAATCAATTACAATTAGGCAGCTAAAAAACGATGTTGCAACAGCTAAGGAGGCTCTTGCTGCAACAACAGCCACTGCTGATGCAGCCGGTAACCTTGCAACAGCAGCCGTTGGTGCCTCGACCGGAGCCCCCGGCGGCTTAAGCGGTCTAATTGCAAATTTCCCTGCGGCTGTGGGAGCCGGGACATCAGTCAGAAAATTGCTAGAAAGAGCCTCGACACTTGTCGAGGCAGAAAGCTGGTCCATACACAGTCCTTATTTTAAGAAAATTGATTTCGGATCTTTAGATTATTCTTCAGAAAATTTAGTTGCAATTACTATCACACTAGGTTATACTGGTTATAGTGTAACTTTTGATGGCTCAAGCAGTGACTCTAGAAATTATGAAATAGGCGTCAAGAGTCTTGCCGAGGCTAGTGACGAAGGTAAAGAAATTCAAAGAGC